GCCGCATCGATATGAATAAAAGGAACGCTCTCTGCTTCCTTCTCTGCCATTGTGTATCCAATATCTAACTCTGCAAACTTATTGGATATGCTCGTGTGATTAAACCAGTCACACCCTTCAGCGATCGACATAATGTTGTCATCTCCGTATGTCATAAGACTAACGTTTTCCTTAAACGTAACTACTTCGTTGTTTGGGTTCAATAAACGATATGCATATCTCATACGTAAAGAATTGACAATACCATTGAGGATAACAGTGAGTGGGTTGCCAGAGGGGTTAGATCCAAACAACTGAATGAGATCACCATTGTAATCCACTACCGCAAATGCTGTATCCTCAGCGATACAACGTATAATACTTATATCCTCTTCCTCATAGTTGCCGGACAACTCGCAAAAGTGAATTATCACATCAAATGCTGCTAGAATTTCTTTAGGAGTCATCTTCTTATCGAAGGCGACATAATCACCTGCTACAATTCGATCTTCTCCATGTTTCACAATGTAATCATACATCTCTTGCCACTCTAATGATTGGGCTATTGTCCCTGGGCCAGCTTCAAAAGCCAATCGATTATTTTGGAGTAAACGTGTAAACGACAATAAATACTTTCTAACAACAATTGTCCAATCGAACGTAGCACCTGTAAAAACACGCGTTTTACCAACGCTAGCTTTTTTGAATGACACTGGTTCATCCTTTAGATGAGCGCAAAAGTTTGGATGGGCTTGTTTACCTTCTTTATATATCAATATAATTTCATCAACCCTGTCCATAATTTCATCGCTCACACTAACTGGATCTAGCATATCATTTTGAGGTGGACATGCATCCATGAAATATCTTTTCGATTTTTTCCAAGGGTTACGAGCACTCGTGTTGCGATTAATCTTATCAATATAAGCCACGGGAGCTCCATTGATGGTAGTGAAATTGTCAAGAATCATCATCATGTGAGATATATCTTCTGTGTTTATGTTGTCCATGACGTCCTTTATATATGACGTAACACACTCACCCAGAATATCGGATCTGATAGTATCAATGGGTTTTACTAGGTCTTTCGCAGCTATATGCCAAGGAACCCAGGACTTCAATTCAGGTTTAGTGAATTTAGTTCTATAACCTTCAGACGCAAGAAGTTTGTTCATGGGCGTTGACATAACACTGGACTTAGATTTGCCTCTGAAATCTGTGAACGAACCATAAATATGTGCACTCCCATCGTTAATATAGCGAAAAACAGATTTCTTGTGCAGATCCGTGACTTTTCGTTCGTTATCCTTCGCGGAAATCAATGTAAAATCACCACTAGACACATTAAAACCACTAAGTTTTCCGTATACCTTTCTGATGAAATCGCCATCTAGATTAGTGGCATGGACCACATTTGACCTATACGTTGACGCTAAAAAATGTATACCAACAATAGCATAACCGAAACTACTGACGATAATTAAAGGCATCCCACAGTCGCCTTCAATAGTAACCTTTTCTGCCTTTCCTGTCCAGACTTTGTGCTGTGAATCAATA